CACCGTTCCATCGTCGGCATCTCCCCTAACGAAGTCCACGCAAGAACGTGAGAAGTTGAACGGCCGCCATCACCAACACCGCGGCAACGATCAACCACGCTTCCGTGGACGTGAAGTCCGCGGCAACCATCACGGACCTACAACGCCGGTAACTTTGCAAAACGCTTCCGGTGCCGCGTTGAACCACGCGACATATCCGTAGTAAGCGATGACGAATCCGAGGATGGTCGGTTCCGTGACGGACAGTTGGCCACCGACTTGTTCGTAAAACTCCGCCAATGCCGACACGCCAACGATCATGGTCTTTGCCGCCAACGCACCGTCGGCAATCAACCGAAGACCGAACACGCTTCCGGACATTGAACCGAACGACAAGTTGCCCATTGCGTTACCGGGATTGATGGCAACAAACAACGGACGGCCGGTGGAATCGACCGCGGACACCAAGAAGGCCCAAACATCCGGCGAACACCAAATGGTGTCCGGCATCATGTTGGTTGCCGCGAAGATGGTTGCGGACGCGGTGGCGATTGCCGCCAACGCGCCTTTGCCGTCCATGCTCGCGGCCGCGGTTGTCGCTGTAACACTTGCCGCGAAGTAGGTTGCGAATCCGGCGTTGGTTGACTTGGCGTATGCACCGGCCAAGTCGTCAATCGCAATCTGCAAGATTGCCGGTTCCGTCCAATCACGGTTCTGAAATGAGATGTCCAGCGTTCCACCGTACGTCTTCTTCGGAACATCGGTTCCGGAGATGACCAACTTTTGTGACGCAACTTCCGTCTTCTCTGTCGCTTGCGCGGCAACCAACGTGTGTTGCGTTGTCTTCGGTCGCGAGAACGACGCACCGGCACCCGGCATCGGCCGTTGCATCACGGACGACACCGTTGGACGCAAGTTCGTGATGAACGTTGTCACCGGTCCAAGGATCGGCTTCGGAACAACACCAACGTTGTCGGCAAGAAGTTGGTTCGCAACCGCGCGCTCCAACCGTTGTCCGGCCTCCGGAACTTTGGAACGCAACACCAAGTCCGACACGTAGTGACCGGCATCCGGCCACAAGTCCGTGAGTTCTTCGCGCCGCGGCATGACTCCTTGTCCTTGCATGGTGTGTGGCGATTGACGCACCAACGCACCGTTGATGCGTTCGGACATTGCGTCACCGGTGGCGCGTTGTTCGGCCAACGTTGCCCACTCGGAACGTTCACGGTCCACGCGCTCCAAGCGCGACCGTGCTTCCGTCAACATCGTGTTCTCCGCGTCCGTGAGTTCGCGGTCTTCTTGTCCGGCGCGTTCCAACACACCATCAATGGTGGTGAGAGTTTCGTTGCGCTCCCGGTCCAAACGATCAATGAACGTACGCATGATGTGGTCCCTTCTTCACGGCGATTCTTGATGCCGGTGGGACCGTGCGCGTTGCGCTTGGTGAAACCGTCTGACGCGGCTATGTGCGCCGGTCTTCGTTCACCATAAGACCCGCGCGCCATTTGCGCCAGTGGTCAACGGAAGATTCTTGGCGCGCCTCGCGCACGGCCAACGGTTCCACCGGTGCAAAGGCCGGATCGACAACGGCCGCTACATGGTCAAGTTGTTTGACCAACGAACGCGTGATGCGTTGTATCCCGTCTTCGCGCACGGACAACGTGTTGTGTGTTTGTCGATCGGATGGCCGATAACCAACCGACAATCCCGGTAACTGTCCGTCACGAATCTTGTAAATGACTTGGCGTCCACGGTCGGTGTTATCCACTTGCCATTCTCCGAACAAGCCGCGCTTCTCCTCGCGCAACAAGACCGCGTTACCCACCCATGACATCACGTCATCATCGTGTCGGCATTGGAACTTGCAACGGTGCGCTTGCCGAATCACGTTCCGGAACGCGCCATGTGTGAACCGTTCGGCGTAATCTCCGAATCCGTCATTGACGATGGCGTCAACGTCGTATGGCACGGCGTATCCGTAGACCGTGCGGCCGTCACCACGGACGGTTAGATCGGCTTCGTATGCGCGAAACAACATGGCTTCTAACCTCCGCTTGTAAGTGCGCTTGGTGCCGGTGGTGCCACGACTTGCAACGTTGGTGTGGTTGCCGTGACCGCGGCCGGGTCTTGTTCGGCCGGTGGTGGCGCACCGAAGTTCGGATGCGTCTTTGACAGATTCGGATTCGGTGCAAGGTCCAACATGGCGCGTGCTTCGTCCACGTCAATGACGCCACCGGCGTACGCTTGCAACGATTGTGTGATGCGTTCGCCAAGGTCCGGCCGTGCCAACGCGGACGGTTGGAATCGCGCACGGATACCACGCGGCAAACATTGCGCCGTGATGGCTTGTTCAACCGGCACCAAGTAACGCATGACCGTGGTGTTGATCGTTTGTTGGTTGACTTCCACGATGTTGCGATACGTCATCGACGTTCCTTCCATGCCAAGCATGGACGGTTCGACACCGAGCGCAATCGCCAACGCGGCGTTGGACCACTTCCGCGCTTCCACCAACTGCGCGGATTCGGCATCACTCGGCAACACCGTGATGTCAGTACCAACCGGCGTGACTACCGGCGCGCGCGATCCTTTGGCCGACTCTAGAAACTTGTTCTTCAAGTCGTCGGCTTGCGCTTGCGTTAGGTCCGGATTCGGATGGGAGATGTGGATGGAAGGAACGGTGCCGGTCACGAAGTAACGCGCGGCCCATCGTTCACACGCAATGGCCGCGGCCAACGTGTCCCGGTTCGTGTTCATCAAGCCGCGGCCGACAAGTTCGCCAGTACGACGGTTGATGGCAATGTGGAACACTTCGGCCGCGTCAAACTCTTGGCCACCAATGTTGTATATCCGTCGTCCGTCACGTAACGACACCGACCATTGACCGGCCATGACCGGGAACATTTGCGTTGGCCATCCGTGCCACGCCGGTTCACCCAACACGCCAACGTGGTTTCCCCATAACGCCAAGTCGCGCAACAACGGTTCTATCCAATCCGAGAACGTCAGACCGGTGGCGCGTGGATCACCAAGTGGATTGTTGACGATGGCCGGTTGTGGTTCCACCAAGGAGTTGTGTGGGTCCGTTTCCTTCACGGCCTCCAACGGCATTTGTGTGACGTACGCCGCGAGTAGCGACAACGAAGCCGACACGGCCGGAACACCAAGCGCGGATTGTTCGTCAAGGATTACGTCACCGGTCCACACCGTTTGCGTTACGAAGTTCCACCAACTGTCCAACGATTGTTGGCCAAGGAATCCGACCGGGAACGGTGGCGCGCCAAACGGCGTTGGTCCAGGGTATGCACCACCGGCCGTGTCGTTCGGTGGTGTCGGCGCTTGGCGCTTGAACAATGCCATGGTGGTGGTCCCTTCGTTAGAACACCGACCACGTAGCCGCGCGCGGTGTTGGCGCACGGACAACGTGTGTGGCCATCACCGCGGCAATCAACGCGTTGATGGGTCCACTTCCGTGCCGTCGTTGAAACTTCCACGCTTGGCCGTGTGCGTTTGGTGAAGCGTTCGCAACATGCGCGGCGAGCATGGCGTCATCACGATGGACCAACCGGCGCGACACCGCGAGTTCATAGAAGCGATCGCACGCGCGGTTGACATCGGCCGGTTCCAACGCACGACACGCGAGGCCGGAAGCCGCGAGTTCTCCGAGCGTTGCCGCTAACGGCCCTTGGCCGTCGTACACCACTTCCGCGCCAGGATGCCGGTCAAGGAGTCCCGGCACGAACGTGGACACGGCCACCGGCACCGGCCGTCCGGGTGTCGCGATGAAGTCACGCGCAAGTTCAACGTGTGTCGTTCCATCCGGCAACGCACCGGCAACGACGCACACCGCGTGTTCCAAGTTTGGTGACGCATCCACGGCGAACACCACGCGTGCGTCACTCGGCAACATGGCGTTCGGTTGCGCCAACGATTCCCATAGGCCAGATGGCAACCACGCGCCTAGATGCGTCACACGGATGCACAACCGTTCCGTCAAGAACGCTTCCATGGTGTCTTGGCGCAACTCGGCTTGCACCACGTCATGCGTGATCGTGTGACCAAGCGCGGGATTCGCTTGCGCCCACGCGCACACATCGGAAGGATCGGCGTTCACATCGGCGGACCACTCAAAGAATCCGAACGATGGATCGTTCGTTGGATCGTTCGCCAACTCCCGGCCACGGTCCACCCATCCGTTCAACAACACGGATTGGTTGTCACCGGCGTTGGAGAACGACCACGCTTGACTATTCGGCTTCGCGCTCCGCGTCTTGTCGGCCGCGGTCCACACGGTGGTGTCGTGTTGCTCGCGTGCTTCGTCCAACAACACCAAGTCCGACGACAAGCCGCGCAAGCCTTGGTTACTGGCCATCACCAACCACCGCGCACCGTTCAACAACGCGAGTTGTTCGGAACCGTTACTACGGCGCACCGTGCGGATGTGATCCGACAACGCGAACGTGGATTCGGCAATGTTCACACCGGATGTCCACGCTTCCATTGCGATCTTCAAGTTTTGCGCTAACGACATCACCAACAACTCACGAAGCCGGTACATGCCGAACAACGCACGCAACGCCATAACCGTGGTCTTGCCGTTCTGCCGCGCCACCAACACAACGATGGTCCGGTAACGGAAGTTCGGCCGCGTGTGCTCGCGATCGTTCCACGGTTCCTTCAACTCCATGGCGGCTTGAAACAACCACGCTTGCCACGGCATCAACGGCCAACCGGCAATGTCGGCAAAGTCCGCTACTTCTTCACCAAGTGAGTAAGGGTAAATGCGCGGCGTAAACAAGCGTGGTGTTGCATAACCAACCGGCAACGGCACGGTTGCAACCAATGGTGGTCCCTTCTTGACTTGCTATTACCAAATACGTGAAGGATTCGGCCGGTCGGCTGTACCACTCGGTCCAAGAGAGAGATTGGCAGGGACGGTGGTAGTCAACGGCAATCGGCCACCAAAAATGCGCCGGTTGTTTTCGCCAATGCGCGCGTCGTGATGCGCGTGTTTGCGCGTGTCGCGTTTTGCCAAGTTGCAGTCACGGCACAACACTTGTACGCCATCGACAACCGACCGGTCACGTACGTGGTCAAGTTGCAAGTTCTTGGTACTGCCGCATCGTTCGCAACGCGGATGGATGGTGCGAGCATGGCGCGATGCGCGTTGCCATTCGGCGTTATGCAAGTCCGGCCGTCGCGCGCGTGTGCTCACGCGTGCCATCGTCTAACCGAACGTGTGCGTTAGCAAGCGCAAGCGCGAGTGTTGGCAAGTGTGACGTTATGGTTAGCGCGGGAATGTTGTGTGGCTTGTCGTCACGTCCAACGTGTGCCGTCCACGTTCCGTCGTCATGTTCGGCAATGCACGCGGTGAAGTCATCCACGGTGGCGTGGTCGATCTTCCACGCTAGGTCTTGCAACACCGTGACGTGTTCCCGGTAGTTCAAGCGTGTGCGATATGCGAACACCACCGCGAGTGATTCGCCGTACGTGAACAATCCGAACTTGCCGAACTTCGTTGTTGCGCGCATCCGGTACAACTGTTTTCGTGAGAGGCCGGTGGCTTCTTGCAGGTCTTGGTATCGGTAACGACTTCCGTGGACCACGCGCCAGTCCAACACTTGTTGTGCGTTCATCGTGGTGCCACATGCGCGAGTGACACGCGGTCCGCGAGTTCTGACGCCACGGCCAAGTCATGGTGAAGCATGGCCTTTGGATCACCCGGCTTGACTTGTGACACGCGCTTGTGGTCCGCGATCCACTCCAACGCCACACGCACGAACACACGTTGTTCATCCGGTGTGAGTTCCACGTTGATGGTCATGGCTTTGGTCCCTTCATTGTCTACCGATTCGGTTGGGAATCCTCGAATCTGTAATACGGGGTCATCTATTCGCCTTTCTTGGGGGGACTCGACACCCACACTGGCTCTCCGTCGATCAGAGGATTGTCATGGGTGCCCGTGACGTGAAGGTCGCGAAGTTTCCGGTCCGCCATCCGCCAGTAGATCGTCGCCGCAACCGCGTCGAGCAACGCAGCAGCCGCAGCTTGAACCTCCGGGGCGCTTTCGCCGATCTCGCAATCTTCGCCCGTCTCACCGTTCTCCGAAGCCCACTCGCTGATCCACTCCAAGAGTCGATCAACTTGTGGCAAGTGGTAGCGCGGGGTGTGCACCGACCACTCCTCGATCGTGAACGCGAGCGGCTCGTCCTCGTCGGCGTCGGTCAGGTATTCCTCGACAATCTCCGAGGGGTCGAAGCGCATCCATTCGGCGTCGGGTAGTCCATAGAGATGGTCCCGGTTCTCGCTCATCTATTCGCCTTTCTTGGGGGGACGAGCTTTTCAACGTTGATGCATGGCCGTTGGTGTGCAATCCTTCGGTGTCGGTTGGTGGTGGTTGTGCGTGGTCACTCCTTGGTCGGCTTCGCCACGTTGCAACACACACGTTGCGCCACCATCAACCGGCGTTGTCATGTGGCTTGGTCTTCTTCGTGTTGCCAGTCGTACACACCACCGTGTTGTGGTGGTGGTTGCTTCAACCGCGCACGCACGGCCACTTCGTCACACGGACGCCACACGTACGTTTCAATGTGGCACCGTGCCAAGTCTCCCAACACGCGTTCTTGTACGTGTGTGACACGGCCGGTGTTCGACTTGAGTTCCACCAACATGAAGTCAGGAACGCGGATCAACGCCAAGTCCGGCCATCCGGGTGTTGTGCGCCGCGAGTCCGTGCATTGGAACACCGACCATCCGCACACATGCGCGAGTTGCACAACGTACCGGTGCCATTCGCGTTCGTTTTCGTACTGCCACCGCGTCCCGGTCATGCCATCGGCCTCCGGAGTTGTTCACGGTGCGTGTGCAAGACGACGGCTTCGCACGCTAAGACGACAAGGCGACGGATATATATATTCGGTCGGCATGTCGGCTTGTCGGTTGTCGTGACACGGTGCGTGGTCATTCGTCTTCACCCGGAAGATGCCACATCCACCGGTGCGTTCCGTTGTCGAGTTCTTCGCGGTAAGGCACGATGCCGAGTTCTTCCGCGGCGCGTTGCATGGTGCGTGGCGTGAGTCCGAACAACTCTTTGCCGGTGGCTTGGATGTCCGTGGCCGGTAGTGGTCCGTCTTCCAACATCGTGGCCACCAAGTCCATGGCCGCGGCCTTCTTCGTTGGCGCTTGTGCGTATTGCCGTTGTTCCTTCTTGCCGCGCATCATTTGGTCCAACGACACGTCTACCGGTTCCGAGTGGAACACCGCGCGCGCAACGTCATGCTTCTCGCCGCGGACGATGGAGTATGCGAACGGTTCCGGCTTCTTCGCCAAGTTGTTCTTGACGCACGCCATGATGCGTTTGTCTTCGTCTTCCGGGTGTTGTGCAACCACGAACGCGTGGCGTGCCGCACCGACGATTGCGATTGAACCACCACCGCGGTACATGGCGTTGGTTTCGCTTGATGTCTTGTTCAAGTGGCGCAACGCCAACACGGCCGCGCGTGTGTCGTCGGCCATCTGCGACAACGGCGCAAGAACGGTTCGGATGTCCGCGTCCGCGTGTGAGTTCATGCCGCGGCCACCGGTGTACGCGGCCAGTACGTCCATGACCACCAAACCGGCGTGCAAGTCGCCAACAAGTTCGCGCAACAACGGCACGTCTTCCGGAAGATGCACCATACGTTGCCGGTCTTCGTCGTATCCGACCGATTGCACCAACGTGATGTTCTCCAACCGCGCGCCAGCTTCGATTAGGCGCGGCTTGATGGTGTCTCCTGCGCCATCTTCGGCCGACAAGACGACAACGTGTTGTGGTTCCCGCGCTTGTATCGGTGCGTCTTCGTTTGGGAATCGGAGGCCGTTCGACACGCACGCGGCGAACGTCAACGCCAACGTGGACTTGCCGAGTGATGGATCACCGTCCAACACGGCCAACTTGCCGTAGGCCATCCACGGATGCCACAACCATTCCACCGGTCGCATAGCAACTTCTCCCATGTTGACCGTACGCAACAACGCTTCTTCGTCTTCGTCTTCGTGTTTGCGTTTGCGCGCGCGGTTGCCGTTGTTGTACGTGGCCACATCCGGTGTGTCTTCGTACGGTGGTGGCGCGTCGTCCACGAAGTGTTCCGGTGGTGGGTCGATTCCTTCGCGCTGCAACCGGTGGTGTTCTTCGGACGCCATCGCGCCGTGTTCCATCGGTGGAAGTGGTGCCGGTCGGAACGGCCGTAAATGTGGTTGACGTTCATCCGCCATCGTGCTTTCCTTGGTGTTGTCCTATGGGACACGTTCCGGTTGGCGTTGTGGTTGGCGCACACCGATTCGGCAACACGTTTGCTTGCGGTCCACGGTGGTGTCCGAGTGGCACCACCGTTCCGCGTTATGCGGCCGGTACTCCGTCGTCCACCGGCTTGCGGACGTACACCATTCCGTTGCGTGCGTGCGCTTCCAATCCGTACGTCTTCCGCAACGTCGTGGCGCGTGAGTACGCTTGATTGTCACTCCCGCATTGGAGTTCGTACCACTCGCCCGCGTTGGCGTTCACTTCCGCGATCAACGCGTCATACGGCGACGTACGGCCAACGCCATTGCCACCGGCGCGCGCCGGTGCCGGTAGTGCTTCCGTCCGTGTGAACGTGAACGGTTCGCGTGCCATTAGCTTGGTCCCTTCGTTGGTTCGATCACTTGGAATGTCCAGTGGTTGTCTTCGTCGGCAAACACGCGTGCTGTTCTTCCGGTGGATGTGGTGAACACCACGCCGCGTTGGTCTTCCAACGGTTCCACTTGAAGTTGGCCGCGCCGTAGTTCGGTCAACCGTGTGGACACACCGGTGAGTTCTTCGTGTGTGAGTTCGGACCATGACGTGACCGGTTCGTCACGGCGCTTGGCCGTTTCGATCACCGCGAGGCCGTAGCGCAACACGTCCGCGTCCAAGTCCGGCCGTTCCTTCAACACGTCACGGACTTGCGCGAAGCAACCGCGCCGGAACTTTGCATCCGGGTCTTCCGGTGTCGTCGGCCGTTCATCGGTCACCACCGGCGCGAACACCAACAACGATGGTGGCGTGTCATCGTCATGTTCTCCGAACGACGCGGCCGGTGGTGGTGTCGGTTCGCCGCGCGGGATTCGTGGCGTGGCCGTTGGCAACGACGCGACGGATAGCGCGGCCATACCGGGTGTCTCCCGTTCTACGGCCTTCTCCCGGCCTCCGAGCGTGCGCGTGGATGAACCGACCGGCGCTAGTTGTACGTCCAACACCGGCACAACGAACCGGCGTGGTGGATCACCCGGCCGTTTCACCACGCGGCGTTCTATGGCCAGAGTGGCCGCGGCCAACGAACCGGTGCGTTCCGCGAGTTGCAACGCCAATCCGACCGACGATTGAAGTTCACCGGCCGCGTACCACGAAGACGTTTCCACACGCCACACACCGAACGTGGCGAACGCGGGAAGGATGACGGACAACCGCGTTATCGGTTCACACACGCGGTTACCTTCGGCAAGACAGGGACACGCGGTATCCGTGATGGACTCGCGCACACCATCGCAACGGCGCGTGCAACCACCCGCGGACCACGTTTCCCACCATTGCGAAAACGACACATCTTCCGGTGGCACCAACACGTCCAACCGGTCCACTTCCGTGATGACTTCCCATTGGCTGTTCCACTCGCGCACGGTGCCACCGAACAACTCCGCGGCCGTGTCCAACAAGTCGCGGCGCACGGATGTGAAACGGAACGTGGACAACGCGCGCGGGTGGTCACCGGCTTGTTCGCCAAGTCGAATCCGTCCTATTTCGTGAACACGGCGTTGGATATCAAGGATTGGCACTAGGACACCAACACGCGGATGTCCACTTGCAAGTGGTGTGGCGCGTCATCGTCGGACTTCCATTCGCGCATGATGCGCGACACCACGAACGCCAAGAGTTCCGTGGACAACACGTCCATGGCCTCCGGTGAGAACGCCGCGGCCGAATCCATGTGCGTGGCGTCAACCACGAACGTGGCTTCGTTGCCGGGAATGTTCGCCAACTCCATAATGTGCGGAAACATGGTTGCTTGGCGTTCGTGTTGTTCGTGGTGGCCGTTCCCGTTCCCGTTGGTGGTCACGACACATCCGCTTCCACCACGTCCGCGTCCACTACGTCCGCGCGCACAACGTCGAATCCGTAACACACTTCTTCTTCGTGGTCTTCGTCACCGGCGTACAACTCCGCGTTGTCGATGTGGTCGCGCAACACACCGATGACACCGGCCACATCAATGTCCGGGTCTTCTCCGTCCAACTTTTCATACGTGATAACCAACACGATCTTGTCAAGTGGTTGCATCGTTGGTCCCTTCTAGGTATGCGCCGAACACGGAACGCGGCGCGGTCACTTCCACGAAGTGTTGTGCGCCGCGGATGTAGAGAAAAGCGTTGTACGCGTCATCGTCCACACGTACCGGATACATGCGCCAACCGGTTGGTGTGAGTTGCAGAATGGCGCAACCGTCAACTTCCGGCATCGGCAACGCGTTGGCGCGATCGTTTGGTGAGATGTAGTACCGGCGTGGCGAACCACGTTCACCATCCAACACGTATGGCCGGAACGCACACACGGACGGTGCGCGCCGGTACGCCGCGAGTTGCAACGGCCATTCCGCATATGGCGCACGAACGTGGCCGGACTTCGTGCGATCGTTGCGCGTGGTCTTGTAGTCCACCAACCACGATGTGCCATCCGGAAGTTCCACGACGGCATCCAACGTTCCGGCGTACAAGTACGCGTCGTCAAACACGGTGGCTTCCACCATCGTGTGGCGCGGTGACATCTTCTCCATCCACCGTTCCCATGAGTGGACGTATGGCACGGCCTCCGCGTCGATGTCATCCAACGCCACCACACCGTCCAACACGTAACGCTCCAACACGCGGTGAACTTCGGAACCGAGTTCGGCGTCAGACAGATGGCCACGCTTCCGCCATCCGTCTTGCTTCGTCAGGATCGACTTGGCTTCGTCTTCGGTCCACGTCTTCAACGCGTCGGCGCGGTCATACGCGGCCAACGCCACTTGTTGCATCTTCCACAACTCCAACGGATACCGGTACAGCGCGCGCAAGATGGACGTGACCGACCAACACTCCAACGCGTCCGGTGGAATCAACGCCGCGTCAACCGGTTGTGGTTGTGGCCACAACACCGCGGTCATCGTGACACCACGCCAATGGCAAGTCCGAGGATGACACCGAACGCGAACAACGACACACCGGTAAGCGCGGCTTGCGCGTCGGCCGTCATCGGAACAACACCACCAACGCCACCACGGTTCCGACCAACACCAACGTCATGGCCAACGCAATGACGGCACCACGGCAACCGCGGCCGAAGTCGTCTTGGACTTCAACGTGGTTCGTCACGGCATCAACGTCCGCGCACCGGCCACGAACGCGTCGAACGATTGATGGTGAGTAAGACCGGCACGACGCCACGCGGTCAACACTTCGTGGACCTTGTGGTGTGGAAGTCCGTAGGACAGACCCAACGCTTGTTCGTACATGACCAACTCCGACACTTGTTCTTCGCGTCCCGGTCGCGCGTCCCACCGTTGCCACACCGGCACGAAGTCATCGGCCTTCACCGGCGCGCGCGGCGTGTGCCAACCGGGAACCACACTTGCGACAACGCAACGTGGACCGCGGACAACAACACTTCGGCGCGTTGGATGTCGATGTACGACAAGAAGCGCGGCAACGTTCCGCCACTTGTCCACAACTCGCGCGCCAAGTCGTACGCGGCTTGTTCACCGGAAGACAAGGAGTCATAACGCACACGGTCAAACGTGTGCCACAAGATGTCGTCGTTTACTTCGTCAACAAGATTCGGAACTAGGGTCGCGACGACGCGCGCGGCCTCCATCATCGGCGTTCGGTGGTGCATGGTTGTTGTTGGTCCCTTCCCGCGAATCCGCGGCGCGTTGCTCACGGTTCCATCGGTGGAAACTTGCGCGCATAACTTCGGCCACGCGTGCAAGTTGTTCCGGCGTTGCGTGTTGTGAACGCTTCACCATGGCCACCGATACTTCACCCGCGCGCGGCCGTCGTCAAGAAGGAATCCGCGCCACGCGTCCACAACTTTGGTGGTGCCGGTGGACAACATCACACCGACCGGTGGAAAACCATGTGGACGGAACGCGGAACGGCCGGTGCGTCATCGACAAGACACGCACCGGCCGTCCGGACCATGCAACCACCGACACGCGCAACGCGCCGGTGCGTATGACGCTACGCCACTTTGCGGCCTCGCGCACGCTTGCCGATGGCCGGGTGTTCTTCGTTCACGATGATGCGCGCGCGTGCGTTGTTGGCGCGACTGGCCTTGGCTTCCGGCCGTGGTGTGATCCACACGAAGTGGTCGGTGGCCATGAACACGGCGCGGTGTTCTGCGGCCGAACACTTC